CCAGAGGATGAAGTCAAGTTTGACATATCTAAAATTAAGCTTGTTACTTTGGATATTGAAGTTGCGTCTGAGCAGGGTTTCCCAGATGTTGAATCGTGCGTGGAAGAGATCCTGGCAATCTCAATACAAGATTATACAACTAAGCAGATCATTACTTGGGGTAGCAAGCCCTTTGAGAATAATAGGAAGGATGTAACTTATTATCATTGTCCAACAGAGCACCAACTCCTTACATCTTTTATTCAATATTGGATGCAGGATGTCCCAGATGTTATTACTGGGTGGAACATTCAACTATATGATATTCCATACATTGCAAGAAGATTGAATAGAGTTCTTGGTGAGAAGTTGATGAAAAGACTTTCTCCTTGGGGACTTGTTAGTGAGGGAGAAACTTATATTAAAGGACGGAGACATATAACTTTTGATGTGGGTGGTGTAACTCAATTAGATTATCTTGACCTTTATAAGAAGTTCACTTATAAAGCACAAGAGTCATATCGGTTGGATTATATCGCAAGTGTTGAACTCGGTCAGAAGAAACTTGACCACTCTGAGTTTGACACTTTTAAGGATTTCTACACAAAGGGGTGGCAGAAGTTCATTGAATATAATATAGTGGACGTTGAACTTGTTGACCGTCTGGAAGACAAGATGAAGTTGATTGAGTTGGCATTAACTATGGCATATGATGCTAAGGTCAATTATATCGATGTCTTTTATCAGGTAAGGATGTGGGATAACATCATATATAATTACCTCAAAAAAAGAAACATTGTTATTCCCCCTAAAAACAGATCAACCAAAAATGAAAAATACGCAGGAGCATATGTCAAAGAACCGAAACCAGGAAGCTATGATTGGGTTGTTAGTTTTGACCTTAACAGCCTGTATCCTCACCTTATCATGCAATATAACATCTCGCCCGAGACCCTCATCGATGAACGACACCCATCGGTTACAGTTTCAAAAATACTTGAACAGCAAGTAAATATAGGTGGTGAGTATGCAACGTGTGCTAATGGCGCACAATATAGGAAGGATATAAGAGGATTTCTCCCAGAGTTGATGGATAAGATGTATGGAGACCGTGTGGTCTTCAAGAAGAAGATGTTGGAAGCAAAGCAGCAATATGAAAAAACTAAAACCAAAGCATTAGAGAAAGAAATTGCCAGGTGTAACAACATTCAAATGGCAAAGAAGATTTCTCTAAACTCTGCTTATGGTGCTATTGGTAATCAATACTTCAGATATTATCAATTAGCAAATGCAGAGGCAATTACTTTGTCTGGTCAGGTCTCTATTCGATGGATAGAGAATAAGATGAACCAGAAGATGAATAAGATTTTGAAAACTGAGGAGGTTGATTATGTTATTGCTTCAGATACTGATTCCATTTATTTGCATTTGGGTCCTTTGGTTGAGGCTGTATACAAGGGGCGAGAGAAAACTAGTGAGGGCGTTGTT